ATATTGGACTTTGATAAAGGGTCCAGACAGGTCTGCTTGACTAATGTTCATTTTTGATGAAAGAAAATATGCATGAGTAATAAGTTCTGCCAATTTACCTTTTTTCTTTGCCTCAATAAACATTTTAATATATCTCAAAATTCTAAGTTTACTTCTGAGTTTAACTGCAAAGTTTTTACCTGAAGGATTTGCAGATACTTTATCTAATTCAAAAGCCAATTCAATAAAAACTTCTGGAGAAACTTGCTTCCCCAAAACAGAGATTTTACCAAAATCTTTTTTAATAGTTCTATCAGAAACTATATCTTTAAAATACTTTTGCCAATATTTTAGATGAGTTTCTGTGAATTTTCCACTTAGGGGAATATTATAATTAATATCTTCCCCAGTATATTTTTTAACAAGGTCTGCCATTTTTGGAGCAGGAATAGCACCATTTCTAGCAGTGGCATTCACATATTTCCCTTTGTTATTAGGAACTCTATCTCTTGGTTCTGTTGCATGAGCAGCAGCACTAGAAACTTTACTCTCCCAAAAATATCTTTTGATGTATTTTCCAGCTTTAAACTGTGCTTCAAATGTTAAAGAATTTCCAGCAAAATCAGTTTCTCCACCTCTTTTTGTAATTTCCATATAGGTAAACATATCACCTATAATATCACCTTCATGAACTTCAATCCCATCAGGACCTACATCTAAATTAGTTTCATATACATGAGATTCTGGTTCTGCTTTTGTGGGCTTCTTTAATGAAATTCCTATTAATTTTTTATCTCTTAAAAGTTTACTCAAGTATGCATTTACAGTCCCAACAAAAACTTCTGGTGCTGTAGTTCCATCAGAAAATTCTTCTTTTAGCAAATCTACCATTTGTTTTATTTTATATTCTTCAGATGCCTTTACCATGTAAACATCTGTAGTATTCCAACTATCTTTCTTTCCAGTAAAAAGTTTTTGCTGTTCTCTATTAAAACTATTCCAAATATAATCATAAATATCTGTATCTTTATTGGATGGTAGAGTTTTTGTTTTACCACCATACCTTGCATATTTCCAAGAATTATCTTCAGAACCTTCAGAATGTGAAAGATATTTTACAAGAGCTCTTGCTTGTTTAAGAAGTCCTTCATACCATTCTTTATCCATGTTAGGAAATTCTTTTTTTAAGTCTTCAAAAAGAATTAAATCTTGGTTGGGAGTTAAATCTGCTCCTTTATCTATAGCATGGTAAAAAGTTACTATAGATGCTGCTTCAAATAAATCTGTTTCTGCTACCATTTTTATACATCAAAGAATGGGTTTAATTTTTTAGTTCCTGGGTGAAATGAATATTTACTACTTACAATACTGTTTTTATTAAACTTGGCTTCTGGCTGAATTTCATAATAAGGTTTTGAACTTCTTATTGAGAATCTAACTAATAAATTTCCTTTTCCATTTAACATAGGAACATTAGTAAGTCTAAAGGCATCATGTTCAGTCATTCTAAAAAAATTATCTCCTAATTGTATGTAGTCTGCTGGAGATGTTTTGCCTGTCATGTAATGCAGTTTAGCCAGTTCGGCCATATTTACATTTTTACTTTCAAAAATATATTGACCACCTCTTATTCCCCCTCCATTAGACAAAAATTGTTTAAGTTGTTCTTTGGATGGAGACACATCAGCATATTTTTTTAAATCTCCAGAAGTTGTTGGTATCTTTAATTTATCTAGAGGTATTTTAGTAAATTCAGACAACTCTTTTACAATATTTTTTGTTACCGTTGAAGAATTAAGTCTATCTACTATAAATTGGGCTCCAGCACCAGGATTAGTAGCTCCCCACTGCCCTGAAGATGTAATATTGTAATTAAATCTTGTACTCACAATTTGTGGATATTCTCCACTCCTACTAGCCATCTTAACTTCAACCCAAGCAGATAAATTTCCTCTTTTAACTTTTACATCAGAGTAATGAACACTTGCTACAGGTCTTATTGCAGTAAGACCTTTTATTTTATCAATTTCCTCCGCAATCGATACTTCGTATCTATCAGACTCTTTTGGCATGGGGTTTATTATTATCTATAAAATAAAAAAGAGACCTTTACAGGTCTCTCAATTATACCCCTATTTCAAAAATAAGTCAATCACTTACCGTGATACCAACCTTTACCAGCATCTTGTTGGGATCCACCAGTTTTTTCTGCTTCCTTTGCTCTGCGCTTAGCAAGTCCCATCTTCATCATATTTCCATATCTACCTGCAGCAGTATGCTTTTTCTGTTGAGCAGTTACCTTCTCATAAGGAAATGGTTTTTCACCTTCAGTGATAACTTCATTAACAATACTATCAATCCACTCTTCACTCATATTCACCATAATTGCTTCTGCTGCTTCTGGAGTTTCTGCATAACCTTCATCAAGAAGGTGTGAAAGGATGATGTCGTAAATGTCTACTTGTTCTTGGCGAAGTGCTTTGCGACGCTGCTTTTCCTTTTGCTTTGGACTTAAATGGGCACCTCTTCCACGATTAGCAGAGGGATCCCAGTTTGGTCCTGGTTCAAATGAAATACCTTTTTTACCAGCATAACGAGCAATGTTTGCTCTTGTAGTATCATCTGCTCTTGATGCTTCATCAAGTTGATGAACTTCAGTATAATATGCTTCCTGAAGATTGCGAAGAGTTTGACCGTCCATTTTTTTTTTAATTTTATAATTTTATTTATAAAATCTTTTACAAAATATCAACGATCATCCTCAGAACGATTTTCTGAGTAGAAGACATCAAAAGCACCTTCAGGATAACGCTTCATCAGTTTATCCACATTCTTAGAGACCACATAATCAATAGAAACTTCAAGTGCTACACATGCTTGCATAACATACCACATCAAGTCACCAAGTTCAGTGATCAGGTGATCTTTATTATCTTCATTCCAGGGTTTGCCTTGGAAAATCATTTTCTTAATAATCTCAAGAAACTCACCACCTTCAGCATTGATACCAACACCAGCAGTCAGAAGTCTTTCAATATTAGCACCTTTGCGATCAAGTTCTACAATACGATCAGAAAATGATACAAAGTCTTTGGATGCATCTGAAGTAACTGCATCCACAAAATTTTTGTACTTGTTAAAATCTACTTTTTCAATCATTAGAATTTCAAACTAGCGAATTTACTTTTTTTGGGTTCTTCATTATAAGTATACTCTTCTTCTTGTCCAGAGTCAAGAATATCATTCTGAGCACTTTGCTCACAATCATAGAGTCTCATCTTTGCCCTATCAATACCAATAACAAATCTCTTGTTAATGGTAGGATCATTATATCTGTTTTTTAGTTGTTTTACCATAATCTGTCCCAACTGTTCCAACTCTTCTGTGCTAATAAGGGCAAACATAAGGTCAGCAGTAGCAGGGAGACCAAAGGATTCAGAAGTATCAGTAAGTTCAACATCAGAGTTCCCATAACCACCCCTAGTGGTTTGGGTAGCAGAGACAATGGGAACATTGAATTCCACTGCCAATCCACGTAATTCTTCTGCAATTGCTTTAATATACGAATAAGAATTGACAGAAAAATTTGACTTGTACCTAGAGGAAGAGCAAATGTTAAGGTAATCAATGAAAATAATATCAGGTCTAAATGACTTCTTAAGAGATAGTTCATTGAGAAGTGCTTTAAAGTGCCCAGTATGTGCAGAAGCAGTTGGGTATTCCTTAATAATTAAAGACCCCTGAGTCTTCTTACTGATATTATTTACTTTTGTCTCAAACATCTTTTTAGGAAGTTCTTGAATATCTTTAATATTAGTATTCAAGAGGTTTGCATCAATTCTTTCAGCAATCCTTTCCTCTGCCATTTCAAGTGTAATGTAGAGAACATTGCGCCCCTGCAGGAGGACGGAGCTAGCCATGTGGCACATGAATAGACTTTTCCCGACACCTGTGCCAGCCAGAGCGACATTGAGAGTCTTATTAGGTAAACCACCTTTTGTGACTTTGTTAAAGTATTCAAGGTCAAATGGGATTTTGTCTTCTTTTCTGTGATAAGATTCATATCTTTCTAAGTAGTCCTGTAGATAATCGTGTCCAATGTGGTCATCAAAACTGACTGCAAGTGCATCCTGAAGAATTGAAGGAATAGAATCCCTAGACTTCTTCTCATCTTGTCCATCAGCAATTTTAATACTTTCCATAAGTGCAAGATAGATTGCTCTATCTCTACACCACTTTTCTGTAGTATCTAACAACCACTGATGATCTGGTTTAGAATCATCTAGAGAGGAGACATAAGAACAAATTTCTTTATATGTCTCCTCTGTGATATCAGTTCTTTTTTCAGTCTCAATTAAGATAACTTCTTTTGTGGCAAGATTGTCATAGTTAAGAATGAACTTACAAATCTCTTCAAAAATTACCTTCTCATGGTAAACCTCAAAATATTCATTTTTAATAAATGGTAATACCTTTCTACAATATTCATCATTGTAAATGAGATTCCTGAGAATTGTAGTTTCAATCTTTTCCATCACCCTCCATATAAGAATTCTTTGTGTGCTGCCTCATCAATTGCCTGCATAATTTCTGCAGTAAAGTACTTTTCAGGATCTTCCATTATAGTTTTTCCATACTGCGATCCAAACTGCGTTTCATACCTCGTACCAGACTTTTTGAATATTTCATATTTTTCAGCCAGATCAAGAAGACCATAATACTTATCAAGACCACGATCATCATAATACAACCTTACTTCTACTGTTTTGTTTTCTTTACTAAGTCTAGACTTATGAGTTGTTGCTTTAATAATGTTTCCAACAACTTCTGTACCATCCTTTTCTTTCTTTTTGGAAAGATAGATGATTGTGGATGCTGCATACTTGAGACCTGATCCACCACTCATTTCTTTAGTTGGAACATAGGCACCAACAACATCATAGGTATGATTGGTCACAATCATAGGAATGTTTGCTTGACCCAATTTAAGAGTTAGCATTCTAAATGCACCCTTAACCAATTGAGATTTAGTCATATCACGCACTTGCTTATCATTTAAAGCATCAGTGATCTCCTTTTCTGTTGAGAGCATACCCAGGGAGTCTAGCACAAACATGCAGGGCTTCCTAGTGTCAGATGGTTTCTTCATGTAAAGATCAACTGCCCTCAGAGCTTTTGATCTAAATTCCTCAATAGTAACCACATTAACTACAACAAGTCTGTTTGTATCTACTCCTCTACTCTCTAAAAGAGATTTAGTGATAGCAGCCTCAGTGTCAAAGTAGAGACAGTAACCATCGGGATTAGTATCAAGAAAGTTCTTAACCACTGCGAGAGAGAAAAAAGTCTTTCCAGTAGAAGACTCTCCAGCAATAGCAGTAATCTTGTTCCCAGATACACCACCAAATACACTACCTGAAACC